TTCTAATGTAGGGCAAGAACTAAATTTATGTTTAGTAGCACAAGGATATGAAGAGATTGTTTTTAATAGAATGGCATATTTACTTGGTGGTTATTGGACGGCAGCAAAAATTGTAAGACAAATTAGGGAGGAAATTTCAAGATGACACAAGATAAGGCAAAAATGAATAGGAGTATAGGTTGTATTATGTTAGCTATTGTTTTAGTAGGAGTTTTTGTTTTATCAATTTATATGGCAGAAAATACAAGTTACGAAACAAATACTAAAGATTGTTATGATAGGCATAATAATAGGATTTTGGAATTAGAATGTGAAGAAATTATTATGGATGCACCATGGGGTATATTTTTTGGAGGAACACTAATACTTTTTATATTATTTTGGGGTGGGTTTTATTTAATAAATTCTGGCAAAGAAAATATATGACACAAAACAAAGGAAGTAAGGATGAAATTGTAGAAAGAAGAATTAGAATGTTTGAAAAAGTATTTCTTAATAAGGGGGATAATATGCAAATGTTTGATGATTTAATAAATGAAGGAGTAGAAATAAAATGACACAAATCAAAGGAAGTGTGAACTTTAAAAATAATTTACAAAATAATATTCATATTCGCGGCGAGGCAAGGCAAGGCGTGGCATGGCGGGGCACGGAAAGGAATGGTAGTTCAGGATTAATCTTTAAATCCTAAATAATATTAATACAAATGAAAGGAGGTAATCGGCAAGATGATAAAAAAAAATGAATCAAATATCCAACTACAAGAACTAAAGAAAGAAAAGATAGTTGTTGAATTAGTAGGAATAACACCATTATTAATGGAAAAGATGGATATGGATGTTGTTGAAAGATATAACTTAAAAAAAGGAAAAAAATTATCTGAAAAAGATGATAAATTAGAAGAAGAAAAATATGAAGCTAAAAAACACTTTGATGATAAAGGAAATTTAGGTATTCCCTCAACAGCATTTCTAAAAGGAATGACAGAAGTAGCTCCATACATAGATGGAATGGATAAAAAGAAAGTTAGAGGTTCAGTTAGAATTTTAGGAGATATTATTCCAATTAAGTTTAAAGAAGAAATTAAAGATGTTAAATGGGGTAGAACTTCTGGAATGACTAAAGCACCAAGAAAGATTATTCGACCAAAATTCACAGATTGGAGTTGTAAATTAGAAATAGTTTATAATTCAACAAACATATCTGCTGAACAAGTAATTAATCTTTTAAATTGGGCTGGATTTCAAATGGGAGTTGGAGGATTTAGACCAGAAAAATCTGGAAACTTCGGTCAATACGAAGTAAAACATTAATTAAATTTTGCCCAAATGTTTGTTGGGCTTCATAGTCATCTTGCCGATGAAGTTTAGGTTTGGCAAGGAAAGGAGCGGCTCGGACTGGACCAGAGAGGAAAGGAATGGTAGTTATCCTTTAATCTTTAAAAGGAAAATAAATTATAGGAGGTATAAAAATGAAAAAAGAGAAAACAAAAAAAATATATGAAGCAAGAATAGGAGCTCCTTTTAGAAAAGAAGATGCTCAAGAAATTGGTGAATTTGTTGAAAATTGTAAAGATAAAACTACAAGAGGAATATTGGAAGAAATAAAAAAACATCCAGAAAGCAAAATACATTCTTATTTTGAATGGGATAAAAATAAAGCAGTAGAATTATATCAATTACAAAGAGTTAGAGAAATAATTTCTCATATAGAAGTAAATATAATTTCTATTGGAAATAAAGAACCAATTAATCTAAATGTTTCAATAAGTGCTTTTAAATCAGTTCAACCAGTTAATTCAGAAGAAAGAGTTTATGCTCCAGCAGAAGATTATGTTAATATTGAAGCATATCGTTCACAAGTAATAAGTAGAGCAAAAATAGAATTAATTAATTGGACAGAAAAATATAACCAATACAAAGAATTATCAACAATAGTTGAAACAATAAGAAAATTATTAAGTGAAGATTAATTAAATTTTGCCCAAATGTTTGTTGGGCTTCATAGTCATCTTGCCGATGAAGTTCAGGTTTGGCGGGGCTTGGCATGGCTTGGAAGGGCGAGGACAGGCAAGGAAAGGAAAGGTAGTTATCCTTTAATCTTTAAAAGGAAAATAATAAAAATGAGAAGAAAAATAAAAGTAAAAAAAAGAAAAAAAGCAATAAAAGAATTTAATTTATGGTTTTTAAAAGAAAATAAAAGATATATAACAAAATTAGAAAAAGATATATTTAAAAGTGCTTTTAATATGGGTTATAAAAGTAAAAAAATAAACAAAGAAAATGCAAAATAAAATAATATCTCTAAAGTTAGACAGAAATTTAATTATATTGGCTCTATTAATTGGAATGCTATTAAATGTTGTAGCTATGGCTTCTAATGATTGGAGAATGCCTGTAAAAACTAATTATATTATTGATACAAATAAACATTTCAATTTTGAAGATAGAGAAGAAATTAAATATTATCAATTATCAGACATCTATAAAATTAATTTAATGAATGGAAAAAAAATGTATATTTCAGTAGGAGATTTATTAATATGGATTTGTTCTCTTGCTCTTTTAATATACCAAATAAGGATAATTAATTTAGAAATAAAATTAAAAAAAATTAAAGATTAAACTTCTTTTTCATTCGAAAAAAGGTTCTTTCACTTTTTCCTGTTTCCTTAACCCACTCATCACAGGCATCTTTGACAGCTTGACAGCGTGTCAGTTTTGTCAGTAATAAATTAAAATTATCATCATTTTTTAAGATTTCTTTACTAAATAGCTTATAATTAAATCCATTTCTTTTTAAATTGCTTAATATGACTAAACTTCTAATGCTTAAATTTTCCGTTCCCTCATTACAAGTAGATTTAATATAGTTTAAAACTTCTTCATCTATGTTGGCTTTTTTCTTTATTTCTTCAAATATACTTAACTTTTCTTTAAAATTAAAATTAAAATCAATACAAACCCCCCGATTTATAACAGGTTCAAAACCCCTTAAATCATTATTAAAAATTAATATTATTCTTGACTTTGTTTTAAAAGAAGAAGGCAAACCATAATCCCCCATTTTTTCAGAAGTAGAAAAATAATTTAATTCTCTTTCTTCGTTGTCTGGATTCCAACATAAACTTTTAAGCATAGCAATAATTTTTAAATCGCTTATTCCCTCTATATCATCAAAAATTAAAACATCTTTATCTTTATTCTCATAAATTAATTTATAAAAATATAAAGGAGTTGTATAAGAAGAAAAATAATTAAAATTGACCTTTTCCTTTTTAAGATAATCTAAGATAGTTTTGCTTTTTCCTGTTCCTGCTTCCCCACGAACGACCAACAAATTTAAACAATCCTTTTTTATTGCTTTCAAACTTTCAGTTAATAAAAAGAATTTATTATTTTTAAATTCCATCTTATTGATTACAATATTTTTCTTGCTCTATCTCATTATTTATTATTTCATTAAGCAAAAAGAAAATATCTTCTTGGTCATCACTGCTTAAACTTTTAACAATTAAAGCAAACTTATTCCTAAGTTTTTTATTTTCTTCTACTAATTTATTAAATTCTTCTTTCATTTTTACTCCTATCGGTATTTAATTTTTTAGAATAACTAAGTTATTCTTTTATTTTTGACATTAAATCTGTAAATTTATTTATTATTGCTTCTTTCATTACTTCGTTATCTTCACATAAATCAACCAATTCCATTTCTATTTTATGTAGGTATTCTTTTGTTATTTTCATTTTTTTTTATTTCCTTTATTTAATTTTTAAGAATAGTAACTATTCTTTTATTTTCTTATATGCTATTTTCATTTTAAACTCCATTTTATTAAAGGCAATATAAAGCCGTTAGTTAGTGGAGTTACTAAGCACCCCACAACCAACAACCCAATAAAACTTAACTTTAATTTATTTCTTTTTGGATTATAAACGATTATTCCTTTTTCTTTTAATTGATTAAGTTTATATTTGTCTTTTATAATAAGGTCTGTAAAACCTCTTATTTCTTTTTGTATTCTGTTTTGTTTTGTGTATGTTTCCATTTTATTGTTTATCCTCTTTCCCTGCCCCAAATATTGACCAGTGTTCCTCGTTATCCGTGTCATTAACTCTTTTAAATCCACTACCTAAAGCCATTTCTACTTCATTATGGGCGTCATTCACTTTATTTTCGTCTTCTTCGCTAAAAGTATCACTCCCAACAGATTTGTAAAACTCTACTCTATTTCTATATATTATTTCTAAATTTCCTTTTTTATCTTTCATTACTATCGGATAAATAGCTTTTCTTTTTGTTTTTCCTTGTTCGTTTTTCATTTTCTTTTAACCTACGATAATCTTAAATCAATAGGGTTTATAAATGTTTTGTTTTTTATGTATTTTACAAAACATTGTATATCAGTAACAAATAAAGAAAGTGTTTTTTATCGTCGGTTTAAATGATGTCATTAAAAAGTAGTTTGTTACTCTAAAGCAAGACAATTTTTTTAAGCCAAGTTTTCATTAATTGACTATTTTTTGAAGTGTTTATTTTAGGGGGTCTTTTGTTCTAAATTTTTAGGGTGCTTATTTGAAGTGTTTATTTATGTTTAATATTCTTTAATATTATTAATACTCCCAAGCGTGTCCCAGAATAATATAAATATTGAAATAAAATTCAATCTTATTCTTTAACCTTAAATAATATTCTATCCCAACATTTTAATTATAAAAAATCCTATAACTATCTTAATATAATTATATACCCCCCTGTTTCTTGTGGAACTTATTTTATAATATCCATATTTTAATTTTCAAACCCCAGAATAATATTATTTTTCTTTCAAGGTCCTGGAAAACCCAAATAATATTATTATTTTTCTTGAAACTGGGAAAAATATAAAAAAGAGGACTTTTTTAGGGATTTTTTCCCCATCTTTGATAGTATCTTAGTTAAAGATATAGTTATGTTTGCCGATTGCCAGTAATTTAGTGGGGCGTTAGCCATATTTTGCCACTTTTTATTCAATTTCAGAACTTTTTTCTTTAGTTATATTAGAAATTGCATACCTAATGCTCCGAGGACTAATCTTCTCACCACAAACTGCACTTAATTCTTTAGAAATCTTGTCAGAAGGCATGTTGGAATACTTTTGTGTCAAATAAATTGCCGCATCCCTTTGAATCTTATATTTTACATCATGTTTAGTCATTGATAGGTCTTTAATAGCTTTCATTTTGGCTTTATCGTATTCATCCTTATCAACAGGCATCCATTTAGTAAATTTACCCCAGAAATTATGCTTTGCAGCCGCATATCTTGCCCTTACACCTATTAAACGCTTACCAAAGTAATATAATTTCTCTTTTTGTAACTCATTATAGAAAGAAAAGAACCCCCTATTAAATTCTTTATCAGCATAAACATCAATTAAGAACAAACTTCTTGCCACAGCATAATCTTCATGTAATTTAAAGAAATTTGGAAGAACAATCAAAATAATATGATGATATACTCTACATCTTTGCATAAATTCTACCATAGCTTTATTTATACTCATCATAGCATTAGCAGAATCAAGACCAGACTTCCCTTCATCATAAACTATCACTTGGTTAGGTCCATATTTTTTGTATAGTGTTTCAGCTTTTTTCATTAAGTCTTCTGGAGTAAATACAATATTTTCCATTCCAAATCTAATTGGTTTTTTTGGGGATATAATTTCTTTAACTCTAAATTTACCTTTTTCATATTCTTCATCAATCATTTTTCCTCCAGCTAACATCCATGCTAAATAATAAGCAACATTTAATGCCATAGTTGATTTTCCAGTTCCAACTTTTCCATGCCCAGAAATAATTCCAACAACATCCCATTCTTTTTTTAGAAATTCTGGAACTCCATCAAGATTTCTTTTAAGATAACCTTGCATATAAAATCCAGTTTTAATTCCATTCTTAGTTTTTCTTTTTATATCTGTTACTAACATTTATTTACCCCACATAGCCCCAGCTGGATTATATTCAACCTCTTTAAGATAAAGCCCTAATTCAGACATATATTTCCTTAACCAAACTTCTTTTAAAAATATTGATTTATATAATTCTTTTTTTGCTTTAATCCATTCTTTACTTTTTGAAGATTCATGTCCAACTGGTATTTTTTTTTCTGCAATTTTCATATCTCTTTTATGTTTTAAAATTTGTGTATCTAAAAATAATTTAACTCTAAAAGATTCTTCATCAAATTCAATAGAAGAAATATTTTCATTTTTGTCTTTTTCAATTTTTAAAGGATTTCTATAACAAAGGTTACTAAAAATTCTATCCAACTTATAATTCCATTCATCATACTTTCCATTTGTTGCTAAAGTTTCTATCTCTCTAAACAAATCATTCAATCTATAAATTACACCCCAACCAGTATCTTGTTGAGGAGTTACATTACTTTTGTAAGCCATTTTTTTTATTTTTCAAAAATATCAAGAACCTCATTAATGAAGTCGTCGTAACTTTTGTATCCTTTAGAAATTTTTAACTTATAATAAATTCCATCTATTCTTAATTTAGTTTCACGACGGACATTCAAAGCATCATAAGGTCTTTTCTTTTTAGAAGTTTGGGTATCCATTATGTTTGTAAATTAATTATGTTTATAAATATTGTTATTAACTTAAAAGTAGTGAAGTTTTTATTTTAACTACTTTACAGTAAAAAATATTCGAAAAGTTTAAATAACAAAATTATTTCATACTACTACAGAGGTATTAAAATAAAAGAGACAAATGATTGCAAGATTTATTAACGGATTCATTTCAATCCTAATCGGTGTTTCACTTATCGGACCTATCTCTGACCAAGTAAACACTGCTGCTGCAACTAATGGTTCTCTATACAACGCTTCAAGCTGGGGTGCAACTGTTCTTAAGATAGTTCCTGGTTTCTTCGCTATTGCTATTTTAGCGATTGGAATTGCTGTATTGTATGGTAACCTAAGAGATGCAGGTATGGCTTAAGCCAATAGGAGATTTTAATGTTTAAAAAATATAAAACAAAAACTGATGAGATGAAGGCTGAGTCCGTAAAGGCATTTAATTCGTCATTCAAGGTTTTTGGAATATTTTTATTTATTTTTTTTAGTTTTACTTTTATTTCTGCGAACGAGTTTGGTTACAATTATTTAGAACAAGGAGAAACTGTTATTGAAGGTGAGAATTATTCTATTAATGTTAATTATTCAGAAAGTTCTGGAGTTGCAGATTACTGGGATGATAGAGATACTCCAGCAGATATAACTTATGATGAAATAAGTGGTGGAGATGTTAATGCTTTGGGTTACACTGGTTTTTTTAATTTCATTCAAGGAGTTGTTGGGCAATTAAGTATGGATGGTGACCCTTGGTATTTAGGTGGAACTGATTTAGAAATAGACCAAGAATTACAAGTTAATGGAAATTCTTATTTTTCTGATTTATTTCCAAGAACTACTTTAACTTATTCTTTAGGTTCTGGTGCTTTAAGATGGCTAAATTTATATGTTCAAAATATTAATGCAGAAGAAATTGAAGCATACAATTTGCATTTACTTGAAAATTTAACTGTTGATGGTAGTTTTGAAATTGGAGGAGATTTGAATATGGGAGATAATAGTATAATAAATGTAAGTGATATTTTTATAAATGATATGAAAGGAAACAATGGTTATTCAAGTTTGAATGATGCTTGGAATTTATATACTTCTGCTGGGCAAATTCAAGGTGGAGCAATTACAGATAATGATGACCAAACAGTTACAGTTGCAAGTGGTAATGGAACATTTAGAATTGCAGATGATGATATTTCCCAAGTTAAATTCATGAAGTGGGATGCAAATACTTCTGTTAGTATTCCAACAGATTCAATAAGATACATAGGAGTAGAATATAATTCAGGAACTCCAAGAATATTATCAAAAGAAACAAATACATGGAATTATGATACTGAATTTCCTTTAGGTAGTGTTATTAATTTAGAAGATAATTTATATCCTCTTAGCTTACCTTGGCAAACAGGAGATTCAACTACAAATATTTTAGAGTGGTTAGAAAGTGCAGGACCAATAAGAGATAATAGAGTTGGAGGATTAATTTTAGGATATACTGGAACAAGAAATCCTACATTAACACAAAGTAATATTTTATATATTGGAGAGGAATATCCAATAACAACAAAAGATTGTTCTGGAGGAGATAGTTTTTATGCTTTTTATAGAGATGTTGGTGGAAGTTACGATAGAGAAGGACCATATACTCAATGGAATAATACATATTATGATGATGGAAGTGGAACACTACAAGAAATAAATAATAATTATTATGCAAATATTTGGGTTTTTATTCAATTTGGAACAGTGGATAATGGACAACTTATGTTAATTTATCCTCAAAATCAATATTCAAATGTAGCAAATGCAGAGGCAGAGGAAGTTCCAAATTTTCCAAGTAGTTGGTATGAACATGGAATGTTGGTTGGAAGAATATTATTCAAGAAAGGAGTAGATGTTCCTATTGAAGTTCAAAGTTCTTTTACAACACAATTTACACCTGCACAAGCAACAGACCATGGAAACTTAGGGGGTTTGTTAGATGACGACCATACTCAATATTTATTAGCAAATGGTTCAAGAAAATTAAGTGGAAATTTTAATGTTACAGGAAACATAACATTCGGAGATACTTTAAGAAGTGAAGAAGGAACTATATCTTTGTCTAATTTAGGTTTAGTTAAAAGTGCAAAAATAGATTTACGACAAACTCATTCAAATAATTCTAATAGTGGATATGGATTTTATAATACTGTTTCAGTTGATACAACAACAACTCCATTTAATGAAGAATTTACTGGTATTTTTGGTTATCCAATAATTATTGGAACTAATTTTGGAGATTCTGCTAAAACAATAGGTTTAGATTTTGCAGGTGCTTTTTCATTTAGAAATAATGGAAATAAAAATTTAAGTGTTATTGGAACAAGAATTACTGGAGTTCAAAGTTTGCTTGGAACTATTAAAGCAGATGATTTAAAGGTTTTATTACTTAAACCAATTTCAAATGTTTTTTCAACTGGTTCAAATGTAACAGAGATAACTTCTGCTTATTTTTCAGATGCAGAAATTGGAGATATACAAAATTTTACTCACATGTATCTTGAAGAACCAACTAATGCAGAAAACAATTATGGAATAGTTTTAGAAGGAACAACTGATATTTTATTTGGAGGTTATGATGGTTCAAGAGTATATGGTCTTGGAGATGATGTTATTATAAATAATTCAAATAGTGGTGCAACAAAGATATTTAATGGAACTGGGTGGGGAACTGCAGAAGCAGGAACTTTCGTAGAACATACCTATATAACTAAATTATCTAATGAAGAAGCATACGAATTAGTAAAATATGCAGAAGCAAATGGTGGAAATGATGGAAACTATTCTGCTTGGGGTGAATGTGCTTATAATGGAACAGATTTATCAAAACCAGAAGTAAGAAATGTAAATAGAGAGTTTTGTGAATATGTTGCAATTAATGGTTATACAGAAAATGAATTAAAAGATTTATCTGATAGTGGAGAAATGAATGAATCAGAAGTTATGGAAAATATTAAAGAAGTTTGTTCTTTAAAAGAAGTTGAAGAAACATATTATTCACATAAAAAAATTAATGGTATTAATACTGGTTGTAAAAGTGTAATGATTCAAAAAGCATATGAATATTCTGAAAGAAATATAAAACATTTAAAAAATATAACTCAATTTGAAAATTCTGTTTTAGCAGAACATTACATTACTAATACAACAAAAGAACCAGAAACATTAAATAAATTAGAAATTTTTTATGATGCTTTATCTACAAAAACATATTCACAAATGAAAGATATGATATTAACTTTAGATGGAAAATTAAGTGATAATATTTTGTTTGATTATGAAAAGTCAGATTATGGAAGTTATAATTTAGAAGCTATTGGACATACAAATAGAGCAATGAATGTTTTAATGTTATGGAAGATTTCAAAATTAGAAGATAGACAACAACAACAATTAGATTGTTGGGATTTATCAACTCAATCAGAAATAGTAAATTGTATGAGGAATATAGAATGAATAAAAAAATATTATTAACAATATTTACATGCATATTAACATTTAGCATGGTAAGTGCTTTAGATAATTTAGGAACATTTGATAGAGGAGAATGTGTAAGAGTAACTCAAACTTGTAATAATGCTGATTGGATAAATATAAGTTCAATATCATATCCAAATTCAAGTGTAGCAGTAAGTAATATAGAAATGACAAGTGCAGGTAGTGGAGAATTTTATTATGATTTTTGTTTAACTTCGGTAGAATCTGGAAGATATGATGTTAGAGGAATAAGTAATGGTTGTGAAAAAGATTTTGCAACTTATTTTTTAATTGGAAGTAATTTATTTGTTTTATTAATAATTCTTTATGTATTTGCTTTTGTCTTTTTAATTTTATCAGTTTTTGTAAATGAAGAATTATTTGTTTATATTTCTGGAATATGTTTTTTATTAACAGGAATATTAATAATGATTTATGGAATTGGAACATTAAATGATGAAAATTCAAGGTATTTATCTTTTATTTCTTTAGGATTAGGATTATTATTTTCAATAGGGGCTTATATTTATAATGGATATAATCACTCTGATTACGAAGAAGAATATGATTGAAAGGAGGTAATACGATACCCAGATGGACATTGATGAAGAACAAGAAGATTTAATTGAACAAAATGTAGAAGCTCAAAATGAAGCACAAGAGGATTACGCAGAAGATAATTCTCCAACATTTGAAAAACCAGATGATTTATATTCTCTTTTCTGGAAAGTTGCAACAGTAGATGATTCAAGTAAAGTTGGTAACTTAGATAAAACAGAATTAGGAATGTTAGATATTTCTGTAAGGGATTGTCAGCATATAGCAAAAGTTGCAGAATTATTAGGGCATCATGGTTTTGCATTATGGATGAGAGAACAAGCTCAAATAGTATTAAGAACATCAGCATCTAAGAAAGGATGGTTTACAGAATTGTTTGTTACTGCAAAAAGGTTTGCTTCAAAAGAGAAAAAATTAGGTCTTCCAATAACACAAGAAGGAAAAAAATCATTCTGGGGTAAGAACAAATGAATAAATTAGAAAGTATAGAAAATAAATTGAATCAATTAGAATATGAAGAAAAGAAATGGAAAGATAGAAAATTTGAAAGACTTTCAAAGAAATCAAAAAAGAAACCAGAATTTGTTTTAGTCCAATACCTTAGAAATAATAGGACCGTAGATTTCAAATTAGTTAAAGTTGTATCTGGAAACATTGTTGTTATAGATAATAAAGGGCATAAAATAAACCCAAAAGATACTTGGGTAAGGGGAAAGCATACATGGTATATTGTCCGAGAAAAAGATACAAAACCAGTTTCTGTTAGAGATAGCCCAAATGGATTTAATACAGACGACCATCCAGTTTTAATTAAAATGATTTTAGGAGCTGTTTCAAAGAAAGAAAATAAAGAAGTAAACAAAAAAATGATTGGATTACTTATTGGAGCTGCAATAATTGGTTTGATAATTTGGGCTATGTTTGGTGGATAAAAATGAAACTTAAAGTATCTTTAAAATCAGAAGGAAAAGGTTTTCCTGGAAGGGTAAGATATAATACAGAAATTAATGCAGATAATTTTAAAGATATATCTTTAGTGTTATGTGATTTAGATAGACAAGGTTTACCAATAAAAAAAGCTATTAAAGAATTTAAGTTAGGAAATTCTGATTGGGAGATTGCATTAGGGCTTTAATTAAAATTCATATCCAAAGAGATATGCAAGTGGGTGAAAAGCCCACATTTATTTTTTTAAATTCAAAAAGTTTAAATAACAAAGTTACTGTAAAGTAATATGAAATTCAAAAGAAAATTGATAATAAACCAAAGGAACGGACAAGCAAGTATAACAATACCATCAAAAATAATGAAAAAATTTAATAACATGCCTAAAAATATTTTAGTAGAGATTGATAATTCTTTAAAGGTTAAAGGGGTGAAGACCATGAAATGTGGCTGATATTCAATCTCAGATAGCACAACAAAGACAATCTATTTCTCAACAACAAAGCCAGTTAGCACAAGCAAGACAACAACAACTTCCTTCTCAAGCAGAATTAAGAGGAACTCAAAGAGGAGTTAAAGGTGTTGCAAGTGCATTAATGAGAAAGATAGGATTTGGAAAAAAGGTTGCTCCTTATGAAAAAGCAATGAAACAAGTATCTGGACAAGCACAATCTTTTGAACAAGAAGTGGCACAAAAAGCTCCAGAGTATGCAAATCCAGAATTAGTTAAAATAGAATACCAAAAAGCAAAATCTCAATTAGACCCAAAGATACAAAATTTACAAAATAGATTATTTAATTATCAAAAAGGTTTAAAAGAAGCAGAAAGTAGGGGATTAAGTGATGAAACAATAAAAGATTATGAAATAGATATAAGGGCTACAAAAGCAGAATTAGAAACATTAAAATCTTATATTTCAGACCCATTTAAAGCAATTAAGGGAGTTAGTTCTGGACAAGCATTTAGAGAAGCAGCATCAGAAGCAGATTATATTTATGATAAATCAAAAGCAAAGGAACAACAAAATAAACAAGCACAACAAATTGGATTTAAGAACTATTCAGATTATTTAAGAAATAAACCAGTATTAGATAAATTAAGTCAAGGAACAGCAACACAACAAGATATTTCTAAATTGCCTTGGGCAGTAAAAGAAAAAATAACTTACAAAGATGTTCCATCACAAGAATTAGGGGGTATAACAAGTCAATCAAAAATAGAAGGAACTGGGGGGTATTTTGTTGACCCAAAAACTGGACAAGGTATGAGTTCTATGCAAGATTTAACTAAAGAAGGTTATGTTAAAGTTGGAGATGTTGGAACTCCATTTAGCCAAGTAGCAAGAATAAATGAACAAATAAAAATAGACCCATTTAAAAGTTATCAGCAACAAAGTATTTTTCAACCAAAAATAAGTGATACTAAATTAGTTACATCAGAAATATCAAGATATGAAAATTTAGGATATTCTCCAACAGAAGCAAGTATTTTGGGAAGAGAATCTACAAAAGTAGGAGGAATGACTTTTGACCCAAGATATGCACAAGAATTAATATACAAAGCACCATCAAGGGAAGGATGGAGTTATCAACCAAGTTCACAAATGTTTGTTCAAACAGCTCCAGGAGTTCCAGAAGGTTCAAGTTCAACTCTATATATGCAACCTCCAACTCCACAAGAAAGATTAATGTTAGAAGATATAAATAGAAAAGGAAGTTTGGGATATTTTAGTGATACTTTAAGAGAACAAGTTTATCAACCTATTTCAGAATCAACAACAGATTTTTTAGAAAGATTACAAGCAAGAGGAACACAAGCAAGACAATTTGTTGGAGGAAAAAAAGAAATACCTATTTGGAATTTAGATTCTGGATTTGCAGAAATTGGAGAAGTTGGAGGAGTGCAATCAACAGAAGAAATATTAAAAGTTAGAGAATTAGAAGGAAAAGATAAATTTTCAAAAATAGGTGGGATGTTAGTTCCATATACTATACCGATTCTTGGTGGAGCTTTTTATGCTTCTGATATAGAAAGAGGATTAAGAGATTATGATTATGACCCATTAAAAGCATTTGGAGATAAACCAGTAGAAACAAGTTTATTATTTGCACCTTTAGCAGCGTGGGGAGGATTAAAAGCTGGAAGTTTTGCATTTGGAAAAAATATATTTAAAGAAGTTCCAGGGGGATTTAAACAAACTTCAAGATTTGATGAGTTCTTTGGAACAAGAATAAGATTATCAGAACCAAGAGCAGGATTAAAATATGAAATATTACCTTCAACAAGAGGAAGATACTTTGAACAATTAAAAATAGATAAGCCAATAGCAGATTTAAAAACATACCCATTAGGTGCAGATTTGGGAAAGAAAGTTAAATTTACAGAGCAACAATTAGAACAATTTGGAAAAGCAGGACAAAGAACAAGAGTAAAAGAAATAAAAGAAGGATTCTTTGGAAGAATAAAAGAAAAAGAATTATTTAGTGGAGTTACATATAAACAACCTGGAAAATACCAAGACCAATTACAATATTTAAAAGATTTAGGATATACAGAAAAACAAGCAAGAGAATTTTTAAGATACAAACAACCAAAAGTTTCAAAGCAATTATTAGAAGGAGAAGTTAATATTAAAGATAGTTTTGGAGTAGGAAAGTTTACTACAAGATTAGAAAAACCAGTTATTGATGTTGACAAATCATTAGGAATAAAAACAAGGGGAGGAAAGACAGATATTAAAACATTTTCAGATATTAGAATACCAACTAAAGGAGGAGCATTAACTATTGGTGCTGGAGCAGAAGCAAAAATAGGAAGAAATATTTTAAACTTAAGGGGAGCAGATTTTGAAACAGGAGTTTTAGGAGCTAAGACATTGAGAAGTGGAAGAGTTGGAGAATATGTATTCAAAGATGTTTTAGGAGTAAGTGGAAAAGTAAAAGTTCCTTTTGATAATAGAGGTTTTATTGAAACAAGTAGAAGTTTATTAGTTAAAAAAGTTCCAAAGGAAGATAAAGTATTTAGTTTTAAAGGTGGAGGAAAGAAAAGTTCTCCAGAGTATATCCAAAGTTTATATGCTCCAGAATTAAAACAAGCACCAAGAATAAAAGAAATACCAAAGACTAAACCAACACAAGAAAGTAAATTAGAATTACCAAAAGTAACTGAAACAACTCCATTACCAATAGTTGAAGAAAGTAAATATGCTGGAACTGGATTATATGAAAGAACAGAAGAATATGGGGCAATGGATTTAAAACCAGAAATAACTTCAATAATTAGTCCAGTTATTATGGGAGATTCATTTATTAAAACAAATATTAATTTAGATACTGGTTTAAAATTCAAACAACCATCAAGAGTAGATTTTGGAGAAAAATTAGATGTAAAACCAAAATTAGATATTGGAATTAAACCTTTAGAAAAAATAAAGATTGGAGAAAAAATAAAAGTTGTAACAAAAACAACACAAGCAACTAAACCAATACAAGTATTAAGAACAGGATTAAGAACTCCAAGACCAAAAGAAACTATAAAAAGACCAATACCAAAAAGACCATTTAAAATAAAATTTAAATTACCAGAGTCTAAGAAGATAAAAAGAAGAATTACAAAAAGAAGAAAAGGAGATGAAGAATTTTTAGCAATAACAAAAAGATATGGAAAAGAAGTAGTGATTGCAAAAGGAAAAGATTTAGGAAGAATAGTTGAAGCAGGAAAACAAAGAGTAAAGAAAACATTAGGAGCAACATTAAAAGTTAAAACAACAAAAGGAAAACAAATAGGATTAGGTCCAACAAGAGGATTTAGAAAAAGTAAAGTTGACCCATTAAGTATAGTTCAAATTAGAGAAACAAGATTAGGAAGTCTGGGTGAAAGAAGTGAAATAAAAAAATCAAGAAGGGGGGTATTAAGTGTAATATGAAATGCAATAAATCAAAACAATTAAAACTTGGAACTAAAATAGAAATGGAACACGCACATTTATTTCCAAAAGGAAAACAAAAGATAATGGCTATTAAGATAGCAAAAGACCATCTAAAAGAAAGTCCTTGTTATTACAAAGAATTAGTTAAAATGGAGAAGAAATTAAAAAATGCCTAAAAAATTTATTAGTTGTGTGGGGAAAGTAAAAAAGAAATCCCCAAATGTAAATCCTTATGCAGTTTGTAGAGTATCAATAAAATATTATGGTCCAACAAAGGATATTGGTTTATTAAAACCGATTAAATTAAAAGGAGGAAAAAAGAATGGCTAAAAAGAAAAAAAGAAAGACAACAAAAAAAAGAAAGAGGAAATAATTTCCTAAATAATTTTTTTTTAGTTTTTTAAATTTTTGGGATTCTAAATCCCATATTTTCAAATAAATTAAATGGAGGAAAAAATGAAAACAAAAACAAATCCATGGATAAACCATGTTAAAAAGTGTAAGGCAATGAAAAAGAACGAAGGAAAAAGTTTAAAGGAAGTTCTTAAAATTGCAAAATCTTCTTATAAAAAGAAGTAATCATAGTCAATTAAGATTGGGTATCGTATTGACCTCCCCCAAGAAATTGGGGGAGTTAATTAAATTAAAGGAGGATAAAATGAAAAGTAAAAACAAAAGAGGACAAATGGGAATGGGAATGATAACAGGAATGTTAGTAGCAGTTATGATGTTCTTTATGTTGTCGGCTTTATTACCATCAATTATTCAAATGATTGGAATGGGAAAAGGTAGTGATTCAGCAAATTGTCCAGGTTATACAGACCCTAATGAAGCAACTTTAGGTGCAAATAATAAGTCCTATGATGCTACAAAAGATACAGATACAATTACTTGTTCAATACTTAATTTCACACCTGGAATGTATGTATTAACAATAGTTTTTTCAATAATATCTGGAATAGTGTCTGGAAGAATTGCTGGTTCAGTTCAACAAGAACCTCAACCTTATTACCCTACATACTAAGAAGTTAAATGAAATAGTGCGAATAGATAACTTACTTAGTTAAAACAAGATAAAATGGAAAAGAAATGGAAAACTAAAGTAAATGGAAAAGTTATAGAACACGGACAAAAAGGTGTTTGGATAGGAAGACCTGGAAGTAAAAAATGGTTTAGTTATTGTGCAAGAAGTTTAGGAATTGCTAAAAAGTTTCCTTCTGCAAGAGAAAAAGATTCTCCAAACTACCAATCAAGAAGAAAATGGAAATGTCCAATAAGGAGTATTGAAAAATGAAAAAAATAATGTTAATAGTTATCTTAGGAATTTTTATGATTAGTTTAGTTAGTGCTGGAGTAACTAAGAGTTTTGTTAAGGATGAAATAAAATCAACTGATATGACTAAGTATGGAAAAATAACTTTGAAAGAAAAGAGTTGGATTGATGTATTTGGATGGTTTGAAAAAACAAAAGAATTAACTTTAAAAGATAATACTGAGATATGTAAAAATGGAAAATGTAATGCTAATGTAGAAGTTGTTTTAGAAGATGATGGAGTTCTTATTGAAGATATAAGATTTATTGGCGACCAACCAGAAAGTTATCAAATTTATGTAAATAATAAACTTTATGAATTAGGAACAGAAGTTAAATCAGGAACTTATGATGTTGATATAAAAGGAGAATTAGAAATACTTTCTAAAACAGATTGGCAAATTAAAGTTGGAGGATATTGGTTAGAAGAATGGGCTTTGTGGGGTGCAGCAGACGGATTAACTCATTATTGGAGATTAGACGAAACAAGTGGAACTATTGCAGAAGATATAGGTGGTGCAACCAATGGTGTTCAATTAAATCTTACTTTAATGGGAGAAACAGAATTTAATACAAATGGTTTAATAAATGGAAAAGTAAATGGAACTGGTAGTGCTGGAGCATATATGACAACAAGTGGAACAGATTTTACTGGATTTCCAAATTCTACAAATCCTTTTGCAGTTTCTATGTGGGTTAAAGTTAGAGAAAGTGGAACTGGAGTTTTCTTTAACATAAAAGAACCAACTGACAATAATGGAATAAGATTCATTAATATTGCTGGAGGAAACATGAGAGTTTTTGTTGCTGGAAGTGATACAACTAATTTTCAAACTGGAATACCTCAAGATGGAAGTCAATGGACACATTTAGTTTTACAAAGAAATGAAAGTTTAGATTTAGAAGTTTTTGTTAATAATACATTAGTAAATGTAACAAAAGCTACTGGAAGTATAGTAACAGGAAATATTACATTATTGGGTGGAGGGGGGGATGAATTATTTGGGGATATAGATGAAGTTGGTATGTGGGATAGAAGTTTAACTGTTGCAGAAATTGATGATTTATATAATGGTGGTGTTGGTTTAAGTTTTGAAAGTTCTGGAACAATAATAACAGAATTAAATTACCCAGAAAATTATCTAAATACAATAAATAGAACATTATTTTTTAATTGCACATCACAAATAACATCTGGTCTTGAGTTTACAAATGCAACACTATATATTTGGAATCCAGATAGTTCATTAAGAATAACAAATTTTACAGAATTAAGTGGAACATATAATTCAACAGTAAGTTCAATATATAATTTAACAATAAATGATTCTTATGAATGGAATTATTATTTATGTGGTGGAAATGAAACTTATAATTTTTGTGAATTTGCAACATCTAATTATACTTTTAATATAACTGCTTATGAATATAATGAAGAAATATTTAATGTAACAAGTTATGAAACTGCAACAGAGAATTTTTTATTAAACATAAGTGTAAATGAATTAACTTCAATAAGTTCTGCAACATTAAATTTAAATGGTTCTTCTTATTCTGGAACAAATATTGGAAGTTCTACAAATCAATTATGGAAAGTAAGTTTAACAAATGCAAATAGCATAATAGGAAACAAAACATTTAATTGGACAATAGATTATGGAAGTGGAACAAAACAAACAAATCTTCTTGGACAAGATGTAAATAATTTAATATTTGATTTATGTAATGCAACAAACAATGTTAGTTATGTTAATTATACATTCAAAGATGAAGGAACTTTAACTTATATAAATGGAAGTATAACAACTTCAACATTTGAATATTATTTAGGAGATGGAAGTGTAACTAAAACTTTAACATTTATTAATACAAGTGATAATCCAAGCTATGCTTTTTGTTTAAATGCGAGAGATAAAACATTAAATGTTGACCCATACATCCAATATAAACAAGGAACAACATATCCTCAAAGAATTTATAATCCAACCTTAACAAGTTATACAAATACTACAACAAATAAAATTCTTTATTTACTTAGTTCAACAGATGGTATTTATACAACATTCCAAGTTTTAGATTCTTCAAATAGACCATTGAATGGAGTAGATGCAACAGTAGTAAGAACAATAGATGAAGAAAGCGTAACAGTTGGAACAGGAACAACAGATAGTGCTGGGTCAGTAACTTTCTGGGTTAATCCAGATTTCTCTCATACATTCACATTCACAAAATCAGGATATGGAAGTGTTATTTATTCAATAATTCCAACACAAAGTTCTTACACAATTAATTTAGGAACAAACTCCTCACAATATTTATCAGAATCAGATTTAGATGGATTAAAATGGTATATATTTCCAAGCATAGGAATAATAGAAAATAGTTCGGAAAGAAATTTTGGTTTTAATATAACTTCTTCAAATTCAAATTTACAAATGTGTAGAATAGATATTTTAAACCAAAATAAATCAATAACATTATCTACAAATCAAGAAAATGCAATAAGTAGTAATTCAAGTTGTTTTGTTCAAACAAATTATTCTTCTTCATTAGATTATCAAATTATAAAAGGAAGATTATTAATAGATATTGGAGATGGATGGGTTCAATTAGAAGATGATGCAAATTGGATTTTTGAAACAACAAATACTACTGGTTCAACATTAACAGATTTTTTTGTAGGTTTAAAAACAATGGATTTAGAATTATTTAATGATAATCCTAATCATAGAGATTACACTTATATTTTAATATTCTTTTTAGTAACAACAATAATTTGTGCAGTAATGAATTATGCTGGATGGGATATTCAAGAAAGAGGAGGAATGGTTTTCTTGATGTGGATATTTGTAGTAATAGCATCAATACCAGGATTTTTAACTTTTAATGATATTTCAAATTGGGATTGGTTTAATCAATATTACTTTGCATTTGTTTATAGTTGTTTTGTAATAGGATACTTTACAAGGAGAATGATATAATGGGAAAGATGTTTAATACTTTAGTGCTTTCAGGATTGATTTCAATAGTTTTATTTATAATAGATGGTTCGGGAGTTTTAGGTGAAATAGCAAAAGTATTCATTTCTCCAACAGCAGATTTTGCAGATTTCATAATAAATGCTTTAAAATCAGAATTAGGAATATTAACATCATTAGGATTGGGTTCAATAGTAATTGGAACTTTATATGTTAAACAAGATTGGTTAATAAGAGTTGGAATGTTTGCAGTTTTATTAAGTTGGGTAGAAGCTCCATTCATACAATTATGGACTTTTGTTTCAAGTAAAATATTAACAACAATAACTTGCACAGCAGAATTTGGATGTAATGCAATAGTTGATGGTTCAACAACTACAACATTAGGAATGATAGTGGCTGGTTTAATGATTGGACCAATAATACTTTATGCTTTTTGGGCTTGTTGGAGTCAAATATGGAGTCCAGAAAGTTCGGGATAAATTAAAATGAAAACAAAAATAAAATGGTAGATTATGAAGCATTACCTGGTTCATTAGACTTATTTGAATTAATGGTGAATTATGTAGCTGGAAGTGTATGGTTATCTGGTTTTATTTGGGCAGGAATTTTATTAATAACTGGAATAATGGGGAGATTATCTATGGAATCAATAATGGTTATTTTAATAACTTTTATAGCTGCATTTTCATTAGGATATTTTGGTTCATTAATAACTGGAATAGTATTATTATTTGCTTTATATTATGCAGTATCAGGAATTATAAATTACATAAATGCAATGAGGTAAATTCAAAAAATTTAAATAACAAAGTTACTGTATAATTAAAAAGAAAATGGTGAAAGAAACATACGAACAATTTAAAAAGAGAATGAGTAAAGAGGCACAGAGTCAACAAAATAAGGTTTATAAAAAATTAGCTAAAAATGCTTATGATAAAACTAAAAAAATTTCAAATAAATTAGATAAAAATATTTCTAAAACTGGAAAAAAAGCATTCAAAGGAGTAAGTAAAGCATACGGAACAAAACAAAGATTATCAAGTTCTTTATTAAATATAGGTGCAGGATTTGCTGGAGGAACTCCAAAAACTCAAGGAACTCAACAAAGAGTAAAAGAAGGACCTGGAAGACCAAGAGGAGATTATAAACACCGTGACCCACAAACAGGACAACCAATTCCAGCAACTCTATATTATAAAAGAGTTAAACAATTAAAAAGAGAAGCTCAACAAAAAGCACAACAAGTTGACCAACAAGCAATACAACAATTATCAAAAAGAGGAATACCCCCAGAACAAGCAAAACAAGTTATAGATACAAGACAATTACAAAGTGTTGGAGTTCAACCACAATATCCAAATCAAATGTCTGAATTTCAAAGACAACAAATGATATTACAACAAATTCAACAACAACAAATGCCAAGACCAATGCCACAACAAATTCCTCAAAGGTATCCTTCTCAAGCAGTAAGACCAATATGGAGAAATAGAGAAGGAAGAGTAGATACAGATTGGGGATTGTTTGGAAGAAAACAAGTAGTAAGAGGTGTTCCACAAAGTTTTTGGAATTAAATAAATGGAAAAAAATAATAACATAGTAACACAAGGAGTAATAATTTTAATAGCTGTGATTCTATTTGGAGCATTAGCAACTTATGTTGGGCAAGTTATTTATTCAAATGATATACAAAATCAACAAACTGGTTCTGGAACAGATGATTTTATTGTTCAAACAAATCATACTTTAGATATTGATGAATTAAGTAATGAAAAGTTTTTAGTAACTTCCTCCTCAGCAACAGCCCACAACAATTCATGGCTTGAATTTGATGGGGTTAATGATTGTATTTTGGGAACTAAAACAATAAACTTAAATTTAAGTTCAGGTTTTACAAATTCTATTTGGGTTAGAATGTTAGATTCTAATTTAAGTACTGGAACTGAAGGAGTAATTGTGAATTTTAAAAATTCATCTAACACAGGTTCATTACCAACATCAATTATTGGTATAAGAGATTCTTCGGGTATTGCACAATTTAGAAATAGATTGATAATTAATTCAAGTGGATGTGATAATGGACCTTATACAACTGGTTTTGCAAAAGATGATGGGGAATGGCACAATATAATTTATGGTTTTAATAAAACTGATTTATTTACTTATGTTGATGGAGTTTTAAATATAACCCAAGATGTTAGTTCAAGTTGTGTTAATGAATTAGAAGAAAAAGGTTTTTTAAATTATAATATTTCTTTTGGTTCAAATCTTGGTTGTTCAAGTAATGCAGTTTCAATGGGAAGTCAAGATGAATTTAGAATGTATAATAAAACTTTATCAATTACAGAAATCTCAGAAATCTACAACTCAGGAAGAATAGCAAACTCATCTCTACCTTCGGATAATTTAGTTTTGTGGTATTCGTTTAACGAAGCTTCTGGAGATATCGTTTACGACAAGTCGGGGAATGGAAATCATGGAGAATAAAGAAAATAAAAACAAGGATGAAAAAGGAAGATTTATAGTAGGACATACTCCTTGGCATAAAGGTAAGACAAATGTTTATTCTGAAAAAACAAAAGAACTATGGAGTGAACAAAGAAAAGGAAAAGAAGCTTGGAATAAAGGATTAAAAGGACAAACTAACAATGGTGGATTTAAAAAGGGACATAAACATTCCACAGAGGTTTTAAAGAAAATTAGTGATAGTCAAAAAGCAAGAAATTTGAATGGAAAAAATAATCCTTTTTATGGGAAGAGGCATACTATGGAAACAAGAGAAAAGATAAAAGAAGCTAGAGCTAAACAAACTATTAAACCCCATACAAAAGAAGCTAAAAATAAAATAAGTTTAGGAAATAAAGGGAAGAAATTATCAGAAGAAACTAAACAAAAAATAAGGGAAGCAAGATTAAAACAAATATTTCCAGAGAAAGATACAAAAATAGAAGTAAAAATTCAAAGTTTTTTAAAAAAATTGGGAATAGAATTTTATACACATCAAATTATGAATCAAATAAAACATAAATACCAATGTGACATTCTTATTCCTTCAATGAATATGGTGATTGAATGTGATGGTGATTATTGGCACAAGTATCCAGTAGGAAATGATTTAGACCATATTAGAACTAAAGAATTAATTGAAAAAGGATTTAAAGTTTTAAGATTATGGGAACATCAAATAAATAATATGGAATTAAAGCAATTCCAAGGAATATTAAATGAAAATTAAAAATTATTTATTATTAGGATTAGTATTCTTATTAGCAATAGCTCCAATAATGGCAAAAGATTTATCTTTAAATGAAATACAAGATATAAAAGACAAACCAGATTTAATTACATTAGATGCTAAACAAGTTGAAATAACAGATAAACTTGATGCAAGTTATATAGTAAAAGAAGAAGGAGTATTTTTTAAAGATTTAAAACAAACAGACCCAATAGTTTATATTGATAAGTATGAATTGGATAAGAATAAAAAAAGAGTTTATCATGTAGATAGTAAAAGAAATTTCATTGAAAATGAAACAATAAGTTTAAGGTTTTTTTATAAAATACAACCAGACACAATAGCTCATTATACTCATAGTGGAAAGTTTGATAGATACTTCTTTCCAACACAATGGTTATGGGAACCAAATTGCCCAACAGAAGAAACTTGTGATGGAGGTTGGGTAACAATAGAAGTTGGAAATATAGAAGAAGGTTATGGTTCATCAACTTTTCCTATTTCAGAAAGCGGACCTAAATTTGCGTATGATGGGCAGTTTGCAGGGGAGTTTGATGGGGAGAGTAGTTATATTAATATAGAAAATAATTTGGGAGAGGTTTGGAACAATACAAATTTTACAATTTCTTTATGGGCTATGAAAAATCAATTAGGTTCAGATAACCCTTATTATTTATTTTCTCATTCACAAACAGATGGAATAGGAAATAGAATTTATATTGTTTTTAGTTCGACAGATAATAAAATTCATTTAAGAGTTGGAGGACCAGAATCTGGAAATGTTGCAGATTTAGGAGTTGGAGAATGGCATAATATTGTTTTAACCTTCATATTTAATGAAAGTTATACTGGTTATTTTGATTCAACTAATGTTATTGGAGATGTTTTAATGAATCAGTCAGGATTATTAAATGATTTTATAATAGGTTCATTTTCATCAAGTTCTTTAGATGGTTTTAATGGCTCAATCGACGAAATATTAATCTACAACAGAACTCTATCACAAGCAGAAATAACTTCCCTATACAACAATTACACACTCCTTTCAACAGGACCACAAAGAACAGGAACACCAAGCACCAATGGACTTGTTTTGGACATAAATTTTGATGACTATTCCGTGGCAGATAACTCAGGTTCTGGAAATCATGGAACTAATACCAATGTGAGTTTCTCAGAAGTAATATCAAATGACCAAACATTAGTTGATGGGACAGATTATTCTATAAATACAGCAACAGGATTATTTACAATTTTAAATGATAGATTTGATTATAGTTTGATAGTAAGTTCTTTTGATTATGAATGGTATGAAGATTATGGATTCCATAGAACAATATTAAGATTGATTGCTGGATTCATGGCTTTAATAGTTTTATCAGTAGCTTTAGTTCCTTTATTAAAAAATAAATGGGGGGAAGAATGACAACAAAACAAATAGCTCAAACAGCAGTTGGATTAAAAAGTTTAAGTTTGGTAGCAAGAGCTGGAAAAATGGTTAAAGAACAATGTCCTGGTTCTAAACTAAATTCAAAAGGAATGGGAAAAGGTTTAGGATATGGAAAAGGAAAAGGACCAATAGGAAAACCAAAACAAATGTTAAAAGGTTTTACAGATTTAACAATAGGAACTGCTTTATTGAATCCAATGTCAGAAATGGCAAATAAATTATAAAATTCAAAATACAAATGAAAGGAGGTAAAATAAATGGGAGAAAAAGATAAAACTGTGAAGACATTAGTCACAGTTGCTGTATTGATAATCTTAGCAGCAGTTTTCATATCTGTAATTGCAGAACAAAGTAATCAAAAAACAGAAAAAACAGTTGTTACTAACGAGGTATTAGATATTTCTGGAGCAGTATTGGCTGGAGGAACAATAAATGATACTTACCCTTTAACAATAACAAATTATCCAACAACTTGGAAAATAGAAGATTGTCCGATAACAAATTTTGTAATAGGTAATGCAACAGATGATTTTACTGTTACGACAGATTATACTTTTACAACAACAACTGGAGTATTATTTTTAAATAATACAGAAGCTGTAAATACCAGTAATGCAGGAACAAATGATTCATTAGTAGATTATACATATTGTGCTGACGATTATGTTAATTCAAGTTGGGGAAGAAGTATTTTAGATACTAATGTTGGATTATATGCAATAGCATTATTAATAGCAGCAGTTGGATTAGTCTATGTATTATTTGGAAGAAAAGAGGACTAAATAAATTTATTATTTTTTTATTTTTTATTTGAAATTCACTACTTTTCAGTTAATAGAATTGTTTAAAAAGGATGTATCACTTTAAAAGTGATTATAGAATGTTAAAAAGATTAAACGATACCCAGAAAAAAGAGGCAGAAGGATTTTTGAAGTATTATAAATTTGTTTATATTTGTAATGCTTGTGGCTCAATTTATGGAACAGATAAACAAGAAGACAAAGGAAGAAGATGTCATGTTTGTGAAGTTAAATTAAAAAAGGAGAATAAAAAATAAAATGCCTTTATTTGGAACAGATGGATTAATAAATCATGTAAGTCTTTTAATTGGAGCTGCATTTATTTTAGGTTCTTTAATGTTTAGAAAAAATGTTGCAAATGGTCTTATGGATTTTTCTTTTAGCCCAATAGGTTCAAGTGCTTGTGGTATTTTAACTTTCATAGTAATGGATAATATGTTTAATAGCTTAAAATGGAATTTGTTAATATCTTTAATAGTTCTATTAGTTACTGGATTTTTATTAGCACCAATAATTGGGGATGGAGAAGCAGAATGAAAAAACAAAAAGAATTAACATTAACAGATAAGTTTAGAGAAAACCCCTGGATATTATCAACATTAATATTAGGAATAATGGTTTTAGTTTTATTAGTTGGAAGTATTAACGAAGAAAAAGAACAATCAATGGTAGATAATTTAATATCTAATAAGGTTATGTTTGTATATAGTTCACATTGTTCTGCTTGTCATAAGCAAATAGAAATCTTTGGAAATGATTGGAATAAGTATATGGATTCTGGTTTAACATTAGATTGTTTAAATAATCAAAATGAATTATGTCAACAGATAAGAGTAACTCCATCTTGGGTAATAAATAATGGAACTGATTACATTGTTATTGGCGAGGGGGTAATACAATAAAATGGTTGATTATATTTTCCCAGACATAATAGCAAAGGTATTAAGAAAGCCGTCAGACCGAACTCAGTTAGAAGCCAGTTTGATTGGCGTAACATTTATGCTATTAGGAAGTTTAGGAATGGCAATTTATTTTATTGGCTTTACAGATATGTCAATTTGGTTTAAGATATTATTAGGGTTTGGAGAAATAGGAATATTAAGTTTTCAATTTAGTTTATTAGTAACTACTTACATTCAATACTATACATTAAAAAAAACATTAGGATTATATCCAATAGATTATCAATTAAGACAAAAGATTATTGAGGCAAAAGATTTAATAACAGATTTAAATTCGTTAGTTGAATTAAATTTAAAAGAGGAGGTAAAACAATGTTAGATAATTTAGCAAATGTTGACTTGTCTGGAATTGGAGGATACATAAGATATACTTATGATAATTCAATAATTCAAGTTGGAAGTTTATTTATGGCATTAGGATTAACTATCTTTTTAGTTCTTATAGGATTAGGGATATACACTTTATTTACAGGAACAAAAAGTCAAAGATATAGATGGTTAATGGAAGACATGTATTTAATTGGAAGAATAAAGCAATTTGCAGATGAAGATAAAGTTGATTTAGATAAAGAATTAAGACTTTTCAATGTAAGAGAAAAGAAAAGAAAACTTGAAAACAAAAGCATATCTGCTGTGATTGAAGAAGAGTTAAAAGACAAGATAGCAAAAGTAAACGAAGATAAAATCAAAGAAAAGAAATAAACTTATTTATTATTTTTTTATTATTTCTTTTTAAAATCAAAAAAAGAAAATGAACATAAAAGACATATTTAAAAGAAAAAAGAAAGAGAAGGAAGTAGATGTAAAAGAACTTTTACCAATCTTAGTAGAATACATAAGAGAGGCAAGAAAGATTAAATATTCAGATGAAAAAATAATGCGTCAATTTTTTGAAAAGGGTTACCCTAAAGAATTGATATTAGAAGCATTCAAATTAAATGAAATGGAGGTAAAAATGGCTAAGAATGATGAATATGAAGAAGAGTATGAAGATGATGAAGATGAAGAAAGTCAAGAAGATTTAGAAGAGGAAGAAGATGAAGAAGAAAAACCAAAGAAAGTAATCAAGAAGAAAGTTGTAAAAAAAGAAGAAAAAGAAGAAGCTAAAGGTCCATCACTTCAAGAAATACTCGTAAATCACGAACAAAGAATTGCTGCTTTAGAAGCAAAGTTATTCAGAATGCTAAACGCTTAAAATGGAAAAGAAAGTGGTTAATCCAGAAACAAGAAGAAAGAATTTAAGTTTTTTCCTATTGATTTTCCCATCAGTGTTATTAGCAATAATTCCAGATAATTTTGGAAGTAATGTGGCTTACCCTTTAGTTGTGAAAATGATGATATTGATTTATCAATATATCGTAATGCAGAATTTTGTGGAATCTGTATATAATTAATTTTTTTTATTATTAATTTCCACTATTCATGGTCAAGAGAGGAATGGCAATTTAAAAAATCTTGATATAAATCCAAAAAAATTTTGTTAAAATGACAATGATTGCAAGATTTATCAACGGAGTAATTGACCATTCCATAATAGTAAAGTAAAAAGATAAAAAAGGAGAAAAAATGGATAAATTATTAGTAGGAGTGTTTTGGGGGATAGCAATAGTTTTAATTTTAATAGCTGGAGCATTTGGATTTAAATATGTAAAAGAAGAATACGATAAAAACAAAGTATATGATAAATTTTGCGAAGAAAGACCTAATTTTTGTTATTGTGGTTGGGGGGGATGTGAATTTAAAACTTCCTGGGACTCTATGAAGGGATTAAGTGAAGATACAAAAGAATTATGCGAATTAGCTAAAAGTCTTAATGATAAAGAAATAATCTTTAAGGCAGGATGTGAAGAATGATACAAGAAATATTAATCTGGATTGAATCCCAAAATGTATGGGTTGAACCTATTTTCAAATTCATTATCTTAGTAGCTGCAATTAAATACATATTTTTTGGAAAATGATTAAATTTTATGATTTTTTATTATTATCTTGTTCATTAAATTTTTACACTATTGGAATAATAGCATTAAAATTCGGATATTCAGATAAATGGAAATGTTGGATTATTATAATATTTTCATTAATTATTTTATTAAGTTTAATAGATAAAAAGGAAATAAAAAATGATAACACAAACATACATAGTTAATAGAGAAATATTCAAAGTAATAATACAGGGAAAGAAAGTATCTTATAAAGACCGTAAAACCCCCCAACCAATTCAAATGATTCCAAAAGACCCAAGAGTAGAAAGAATGATATTAACTTCAAGAAATAGGATAGATAAAAAACTAATAGAACAATTTAATTTAACAAAAGAAGAGCAAGAAGAATATGACACTGCTGTTGCCTCTGGGAGCGATTTTGAGGAGAGATTGGCAGAAATATGCAAGAGGGATGCCTTAAAAGAAAAAGCTAAGCTATTAAAGGAGGAAAAAGAATAATGGCTGCATTAACTATAGACCAAATACTTAATTTTATAATTCCAATAGGAGTTTGGTGTTTCTTAGGATATGTTCTTTACAAACCATTTAAAGAACCAATAGACAAATTAATAAATAAAATAAGTGAATGGAGAGATGGAAGAGAAGAGGAAGTGCCTTGGGCAGAAACAGTTAAAACAATAGAGTATGAATGAAAGGAGGTAAAAATGAAAGAATTTATAACAAAATTTAATCGTGAAAAAGGATATTCTTATACCATAGATAGAGAAGGAAATGTTTACAAAGAAGATTATAATTGGTTTAAAGACCCTTATACATTAGTAGCAATAGCCATAGTGTTTTTGTCTTTATTATATTTCTTTCAATTAAATCAAATGATGACAATAGAAAAGAATTTTGAAACAACTTGTTTAACATTTGTAGAATTAAGAAATCAATGGATGCAAGATAATCCTGGAAAGATACCAACAATGGAAGAAGTATTTTCAATGAAGAAAGAGGGAACAATACCGAGTTTAAATGGTTAAGAAAATACCAATACTTTACATTTTTTTATATAGTAAGTTGAGAAAAGATAGTAGAACAGAACATATTTTAAAATCCAAAATATATGATGTTTTAAACAGAACAATTATAAAGAGGGTTGGATTTAGTAAACATCTTATAAAATATGTAATAAAAGATTTAGAATATTATGAATTGTTGGAAAAGATAAATAGGCAAACATACAGAATAATTGATAATGATTGCGAAAAATATTTAAAGAGGATATTTTTATATTAAGAATGGATATATGTTTTAAGTGTAAAAAGAAAATTAAAGGGGAGGTTGCATTTAAAGATAGAAAGACATACCATCCAAAATGTTTGAGAGATAGTAGTAAAAGAACATTAACAAAGAAAGAAGCATTAAAATGGTTAAATGGGGGTTAGAAGCATTGTCCTGAGCTAAATTAGACCGTAGCAAGTGGATTACTTCGCCCCCTTTCTGTCAATATATTATAGTATTTTGTATATTTAAATGTTTTGTATTTTACATATCTAACAAAAATATTGGAAAATTAAGATATTTCACTACTTTTGAGTTTAAAGAATTATTTAAATAGAAGTTCAAACTTCAATAGGTAGAAAAATGGGTGAAAAATTTGAACTTGGAACTATAGTTTCAAAATTAAAAGAGGGAAAAAAAGCAAAAGAAGTTGCTAAAGAATTGGGTATTTCTAAATCAAATTTGTCTTATTATCTTCGGAAACTTAAAGAAAATGGAACTTTAATCTATAAAGGAAATGGTGTTTGGTTAGTTCAAAATTTCAATACCCATACGCAAGTTAAAAAACAAAGACCTTGTAGGGGTCATGCTTTCATTTGGAATATAAAATTTGGAAGAGAAATAGATTGGAAAAAACAAATAGATAAATCAAAATACAAATACAAATTACAATCAAACAACAAAGTAATAAGAATAATAGAAAACAATAAGAAAATATGGCTAAGCAAAAAAGGAATGTTAATATTTGAACCAAAAGACTTCTTTGGAGAAAACTCTTATCAAGCAAAAGGAAAAGCAGTATTTGAATTAGATAGAACAATAAAGAAAGTATTAAATGAATTAGGTTTATCATTAATTTCTTATATGTTTAAAACAAGCAGAGAACACTTTGGATTAATAAAAAACGAATTAGCAAGACAATACAATGATAATGGAGAAAAGCTATATATCAAAAATGAAGATGGAAAAGAATGGATGTGGATTGATGACTCTCTTTCTTTAGGAGAATTAGAAACAAATGAGATGAATGTAAACAAACAATTACAAGATTTCTGGAATGACCACAAAAGAACAAAATTTCAAGTAACTCCAACATTTATTTTGGAAAGAATGAATCAAGTAACACAAAATCAAGTAGTTTTTGATAAGAATATAGTAAAGCATCAAGAATTATTAGATAAGATAGGGAATGGAATTAATGATTTAGTAAAGGAGGTAAAAAAGTTAAATGAGAATAAAAAAAGTATGTGATAAATGTAAAAAAAAGTATAATCAATTATGGAAAAATAAAGACAAACTTTTATGTTTTAATTGCTGGAAAAAAACTCAAAATATAATCTCCGTCGGTAAAATAAATATTGATAAAATTAACTATAAAAAAATGACAACAAAGATTTATAAAGAATAATACCCTATGAAATACATGAGTAGCCAAGTTAATCTCAGTAAGGATGGGGAATCAAAAAATCTTTTAACCTACAATAAAAAGATTTCTGAAAGGGATTCCTCATCTTTTATTTTTAAAAATGAAAGGAGGAATTATTAAGATGGAAGAAGAATGTAGTTTACAAATGTTTTTTTTAGGTATTGTTATTGGATGTGTTTTGGGTGTAATGATTATTTTAATATGTTTAAATAATGATTTAATAATAAACCAAGAAGTTGGAAATGATATTTGTTACCAATTAACTGGAAATAAATCTATAGCTTCAGTAGAAGATGGAAAATTAGTTTGTGAAATTCCAAGTTTTGATTCAACACAAAATATAATCGTAAGGAGTAATAGCGATTAACATGGAAAAGAGGTGTGAAAGATGTGGAAGAATAATTATAAACGATTGGTTAAATTGGTTAAAAGAAAATAAACATCAAGCGTATGTTCAATGTCCATATTGTCTTCATCTGGAGGTAATAAAAGAAGATGTTAACTAAAGTAGAATTAAGTTACTTAAAAGGATTAAAAAGATTTCATGGAATGCCATCAGACCAAATAGAATTTGAATTAACTAATTTAATAGGAAACAATAAAGGTTTTGATATATTAAAAAGAGAAATAAAAAAATTAGAAACACAAATAAATAATAAAGAAAAAGAAATAAATAAATTAAAAGAAGAAAAGAAAAAACAAAATAAAGAATTATTCAATGCAAAACACCAAGTAAATATTCAAAAAGTAGAAAAGAAAACAAATGAATCAAGAACAGCAAATGTTCATCAATTAAAAAGAATACTATGTTTATTAGAAGTAGAAAATAAACCAATGACTAAAACAAAAATATACAAGGCTTGTGGGATGTCAAGAGAACAAGGAGAATCAGCAATAATTTTTTTAACAAACAATAATTTAATAAAATGTGAAATGGGAGTATATTCAAAATGAGTCAAATTAATTGGTCAGAGCAATTCAAAATAAGAATAACAAGCTGTGATATAAAAAGAGATAAGCACGAAGTATGTAAATTATTATTATTAAGAAAATTAATTAGACAACATAAATCAGAAAAACAATACATAAAAATTTATACAGAATTTGAAGTAAGTGATGGAATAATCTGCGATTTATACTTTGAAAACTATAAAACAAAAAATAAATATGCTTATGAAATTCAAAAAGACATGAATAAAGTAAAAGATAAATTAGAAAAATATAAAGAATGGAATGATATGTTTTTTACAACAGATTTAGTAATTATTGATTTGAATAAATTAAGTGATAATATAAATGAAATGGAGAAACAACTGGAGGAATTTGTATATTAAAATGAAACAAAAAGAATACAGAAAACAAATGAATAGAAAAGTGAATGATATAGAGGTTATTAGTGTAATAAATTGGATTATTGGTTATGTAAGTGTAATTCAAGGACATGAGAGATTAAAAGAAGAAGTTATGAGATTAGATAATTTATTATGGGATAATAAAATTGTGGAGAATATAAAAGATGAAACAAAAAGAATACAGAAAAAAAATTGAAGAACTAAATAAAAAGTATTTTGATGAAGCTGGTTTCGCAGCACAAAGATATGTAAATGCTTTAAGTGAATTAAATTGGAAATACTATGTAGAGGAAAATGTAGGAGAGGAGTTAAAATGAAACCAACAGAACAAGCAAATAAATTAATGAATGGATGTGGATATTGTCCAAGATATAGTTTATGTAGTGAATGTGAAGCAAAAAAAGTAGAACTAAAGATTGTATTTGAAAATGAGTTGGAGAAATGGGAAGAGATGTGGAATAGAAATTTATTAGACAAACCTAAAAAAGAATACAATGAGGGACAAATGGAATTTATTAAAAAACAAATAGAAGAATTAAAACAAGCAATTAAAATATTGGAGAATAGGAAATGAAAAAACTACCAAAAAACTTAGACAACCTTATATCTAAAATTCACAAAAGTATGTGGGAAATAGGAGAAATAAAAACAATTAAACTAAAAGTTTATGATATAATTGTAAACATAGCAGAGAAAAGAGGTTACGAAGTTTCACAACACCGAGAATATGTTGATACTTACAAATTTATTTTAAAGGAGGAAAAGAAATGAAATCTATGGAATTAATAGTTTATATTTTTGGTGGAATTGCTTGTATTAGTTCATTACTTATTGGGAATATTCAAGCTTTTCTTGGTTGGGGAGTTGCATCAATGTATGCCTATTTTTACAATAATTTATATTATGAAACACAAAAGACACCAATAGTGAATGGAGGGAAAGATGGGGATAAATGAATTATTAATTGTTGGAATTGTTTTTTGCATAATTCAGATTATAAATATTAAATGGATAAAATCAGAATTAAACTTAAAATGAAACAAAAACAAAAGCCACCAAAAATGCAAAAGGAGGTAGAGAAATGAATTGTATTAATTATATTTGGAATTGGTTAGCTTTAGATTTTCAATATTTGGTATACTTAAAAGCTTGTAATAATATGGGTTTTGTTCCAATATCTTATGATATGTTTATGATAAAAGGATTAAATAAATTATATAGTCACAATTCACTTAAAAAATGACGAAATTTGAAAATAGAATAAATAGAATAATTGAAGAATTTTCTAGTATAAAATTAGGATTTAAACCTTCAGAAAAACTTGCAAAGTTTGCAGAAGAGTTATTTATGTTAATAGGAGAAATGAACGGAGAGATTTCTTTTTATGAAAGAAAATTACAATTAAATACTAAAATGTCAAGAGATAAAGAATGGACTTAAAAGAATATATAGAAGAACAATTAAGAAATAATAAGAAAGTTATAATTGAAGTTGATAAAGAAGTTATAAATGGATATATGAATATGAATTGGTTAATAGATGGAAGATTTAAATTAAATGATATGCCTTTTGAGGTTTTTGAATGAAAAGAATTATAAAACAAAGTTCACAAAACCCTACTAGTGTGACGAATGAGGTAAAAAATGGAAAATGAAATCAAATATTTTAGCATGTTCACAGGAGTCGGAGGATTCGAACTTGGTTTATCAAAGACCTCGTGGGAACAACAAAGGAGGAATGAAGAAGATAGCTCCAAGTTTGAGCAAGAGCCATTGGCATCAGAACAATTTACTTGTATCGGGATGTCAGAAATCGATAAATACGCAAGTGAACTACTCAAAAAAAGATTCCCAAACATCAAAAACTATGGAGATGCAACAAAAATTAAAGCAGATGAATTACCAGACTTTGATTTGCTCTGTGGAGGATTTCCTTGTCAAGCATTCTCAATCGCTGGAAAAAGGAGAGGTTTCCAGGATACCAGAGGCACAATGTTTTTTGAAATTAGCAGAATACTTGAAGTTAAAAGACCTAAAATTGTACTCCTTGAAAACGTTAAAGGGTTACTCAATCACGAAAAGGGGAAAACTTTCTCCGTCATCCTTCAAACGTTGGATGAATTGGGGTATGAAGTTCAATGGATGGTACTTAACAGCAAATTTTTCGGAGTTCCCCAGAACAGAGAACGGGTGTTCATTATCGGAAGTCTTAGAGGAGAACCCAGACCAGAAATACTACCTTTCAGAGAATCAATCAATAAGATTGATGGAGAAAATAAAACTTCACGACAAATTATCCAAGTTGATGATATTGCAAGAGAAAACAAATATAAATTTGGGGATAGACTCAAAGAAGATGGAGCAACATTTACACTCAATTCCATTGAACAAAGAGGAATCCTTGAAGGAGCAGGATGGGAAAAAAGACATGAAAATACTAGAAGAGTATATGGAACAGAAGGAATTAGTCCAACAATCCCAACTGGAACAGGAGGAGGGGTTATGACAAAGATAATGGATTTGTATAATAACAAAGAACATTCTGATAGATGTCCTACTTTAAAAGAACCCCACCATAATACTTTAAGAGTAAGGGAAGATATGAAAATAAGAAAATTAACTCCAACAGAATGTGAAAGGTTACAAGGATTCCCAGACAACTGGACAGAAGGTTTTAGTGATACTCAAAGATATAAGATGATGGGTAATGCTGTAACAGTAAATGTAATTAAAGCAATAGGTTCACAATTCCCCTAAATAATGAAAATGAATGAAAATGAAATAAAAAAGATAATAGAAAAATTGGAAGTAATAATAGAAAGATTAAAATTAGAAATTACTCCAGAAACTAAATTACATAAGGATGAATTTTAAATGAAAGCAATAATATACTTAAGAACAAGCACAGAAGAACAAAATCCAGAGAATCAAAAAGAAGAATGCTTAGAGTTCGCTAAAAATAGGGGATATGAAGTAGAAGATGTGGTCCTGGAGAAACTTTCTGGGTTTAAACAGATAGATAGACCAAAATATGAAAAAGTCAAGGAGATGGCTCGTAAAGGGGAAATTAAAGCAGTAATTGTATGGGCATTAGATAGATGGGTAAGAAATAGAGATACTTTATTAGAAGATGTAACAATATTAAGAAATTATGGCTGCAAAATACATTCAGTTAAAGAATCTTGGTTAGAAGCAATAAACATAGAAGGAAGTTTGGGAAGAACAATACAAGAATTTTTATTAGGTTTGATAGGAAGTATTGCAGAGATGGAATCTCAAAGAAAATCTGAGAGAGTGATAATTGCCCACAAAAATCATAAAGGAAAGAAATGGGGAAGACCAAAATTACACACTAATAAAATAAAAATAATTAAAGAATTAAGAGAAAAAGGATTAAGCTATAATCAAATAAAAGAAAAAACAGGAGTATCATTGGGAAGTTTGAGTAGCTTGTTTGGAGTTTCAAAAAAGCAAGACGAAATTATAGGGGAAAAGACCCCAGAAAATAATCATTTCAATAAAGTTCCAATTAATGAAAATGAAACCAACAGAACAAGCAAATAAATTAATGAAAGGATGTGGAAATTCAGAGAATAGATATTCAACTATTAATAATAAAAATTATAGGGATATTTGTTGTGGAGATAGATGGGGAAAAGATAAAAAAATTATTTGTCCATCTTGCAAAAAAGCAATTCAAGAACTAAAGATTGCATTTGAATGGGATTTAATTTTTATGATGACTTTAGATAAATGTTGTGATGATTTAGATAAAGAAAAAGATTTTTATTGTAAGAATTGTAGGTATATTGATGAAAGAATAAAAGAATTAAAACAAGCAATTAAAATATTGGAGAATGGGAAATGAAAACAAATAATATAGAACACCTTCAATGTGGATATGAAGATAAATGTAAAAGAAAGGATTGCCTTAGATGTAATCGTAGATTAAAATGTAATTTATCTTTAACTTTGGCAGAACAAATAGTCATTGAAGATTTTGCAATGTGTGATATTAAAACTATGTTAGAAGAAAATCCAGAAGAATTAGAACTTATGCAAAAAATTATGTTTAAAGTAATGAAAAAGGTATTTAAAGATGAATGAACAAAAATTAAAAGATGTAGTGCATGAAGTATTAAGTGAAGATTATAAAAGTAGAAATTCAGACAAATGGCTTATTTTAGAAGTATTAAGAAAGATGGGATTTAAAATTTATATTGATTATAATGAATTAGAAGATATACCAAGTTTTGAATCTATAACAAGATGCAGAAGATTTATTCAGAATAATTTAGGAGAATGTTTGCCTAATCAACAAGTAGATGAAATGAGAAATAGGAAGCAAGAAGAAAATAAATTAATTTGGAAGAATGGGGGTTTATCTTTTTAAAATGAACAAAGAATCATTTGATGAAAAGTGGGAAAAAGAACTTAAACAAACATTTTCTAATGTAGGGCAAGAACTAAATTTATGTTTAGTAGCACAAGGATATGAAGAGATTGTTTTTAATAGAATGGCATATTTACTTGGTGGTTATTGGACGGCAGCAAAAATTGTAAGACAAATTAGG